GTGGCTTCTGTTTCTATCAGCTGTCCCTCCTGTTCAGCTACTGACGGGGTGGTGCGTAACGGCAAAAGCACCGCCGGACATCAGCGCTATCTCTGCTCTCACTGCCGTAAAACATGGCAACTGCAGTTCACTTACACCGCTTCTCAACCCGGTACGCACCAGAAAATCATTGATATGGCCATGAATGGCGTTGGATGCCGGGCAACCGCCCGCATTATGGGCGTTGGCCTCAACACGATTTTCCGCCATTTAAAAAACTCAGGCCGCAGTCGGTAACCTCGCGCATACAGCCGGGCAGTGACGTCATCGTCTGCGCGGAAATGGACGAACAGTGGGGATACGTCGGGGCTAAATCGCGCCAGCGCTGGCTGTTTTACGCGTATGACAGGCTCCGGAAGACGGTTGTTGCGCACGTATTCGGTGAACGCACTATGGCGACGCTGGGGCGTCTTATGAGCCTGCTGTCACCCTTTGACGTGGTGATATGGATGACGGATGGCTGGCCGCTGTATGAATCCCGCCTGAAGGGAAAGCTGCACGTAATCAGCAAGCGATATACGCAGCGAATTGAGCGGCATAACCTGAATCTGAGGCAGCACCTGGCACGGCTGGGACGGAAGTCGCTGTCGTTCTCAAAATCGGTGGAGCTGCATGACAAAGTCATCGGGCATTATCTGAACATAAAACACTATCAATAAGTTGGAGTCATTACCATATCTGGCATGCGGTTTCGTTAAGAGGAACTCCGATCGCATTGCCAGCTTTTGTTTCATCAGGGTGTATCCATGCCATTTTCTTATCCAGATCGACCTGTGACCACTCAAGGTCTGTAACGTTGGAACGGCGAAGGCCTGTCGTGATTGCAAACATGACCACAGGGAAGAAGTGAGGAGCAATTTCTGCAAACAGGCGCTTCGATTCCTCCTCTGTAAGCCATCTGATGCGTCCATTCTTAACGCGTGGTGTTGATATTTTGGGTGCCCTGTCAAGCCATCCCCATTCAACAGCCATATTGAGAATGGCGCGAAGTATTGCCAGATGCCTCGTCTTCGTTCCTTTGCTTGCAAGCTTTGGTTTATACTCCGGCACCGGATTGCCAAGTCGCAAACACCTGTCCCGGCTCATCTCCCAGTTCAGGCGATGGCGGCGGTTTTCCATCCCATCTACCGCCTCCATTATTTTTTCTGTTGTTATGTCAGAGAGAATGGCTTCTCTGAAGTGCAACATCCAGAACGATATAATGCTCTTGTCATCATCAATGGACTTCTTATCCGATTTCTCACGCAGCCACCGTATGCAGGCTTCCTTGAATAGCTTTTTCGGTGATTCCCCGAGATTTTTTACTCTCCACGCTTCTGCTTTCAGACGATCGTGAAGTTCTTGCGCTTGCCTTTTGTCCGATGTTTCAAGAGAGCGTCTAACTCTTGATCCATCTGGCGCGACGAAATCGCAGTGCCACGTGCCACCGCGTAGTTTGATTGACATGCTTTAACCTCCTGCACATCAACCGCATTCACCGCGCTATTGTGTCTCACAGACTTAAGCGCCGCAATGCAGTCTGACTTGCAAATGCGATATGGGCTTTTAGGTTTATCTGGATTTATCTTTGCGGCCTGAAGTCGTCCACTTCGTATCCACTGCGTGATAGTGCCTTTGTCTACCTTCAGATACGACGCTGCCTCTTCACGAGTGAAGATTTCTTCTTCCACCTGGAATCTCCATTTATTGGATTGGTATTATTGCGGTAGGTCTGGATATCATTGAGCAATGAACAGGCCTCATCGAGTATGAGGCTGTGGTTAGTCCTTGCGTAACTCGCTAATTCTTCTGTAAGTCTCTGGTGCTTTGTTTCCGTGTATCTTCATTTCAGACTTCAACAGATCAACGAGGGAATCCCATTCGTTGAGGATTCCTTTGAATGCCGGAACGCGCTTTGCAACCTTGTCGAATGAATCTCTGATTTCTGGAATCTGCTCAACAAGTGCAACGCATCGTCGGAAATCTGCTGCGTCATGTGGAGCGCCGAAGTGATGACCATAGATATTCTTTTTCAGTCCACATGCGATTGAGGCAAGAGTTGCGCTACTGATGCCGACATCGCCAGTCGATTGCCATTTCAAAACCTTCATAGCCAAATCTGACATTTCTTGTCTCCAATAAAAAACCGCCATCAGGCGGCTTGGTGTTCTTTCAGTTCTTCAATTCGAATATTGGTTACATTGTTTTCATATATGAATAAATAAATTAGCTTTTTTCGTTGCCTTCGCGTTCTTTATTAATTTTGACAAAATCGTTTTTACCACGCTCTCCAAATGCGTCTTTAGAGTCGTTGTATCCGCAATCGCAGCACACATAATCATCAGACCATCCACGCATTGTTTTTTCTTTTGCAATATTTCCAGAACCGCATTTTGGACAAGACATATCACTACCTCCAAAGCATGAGAGAGATGACAACGTAACATTGATTGGAGATTAACAATAGATTGCTGATGTAAAAGATATGTATAAGCTTCGCTTTCAAAGTGGAGGCTCTGGTAGCGGCATCCAGTGAGTTACGTCATCCAAGATATTTCCTGATAAATACGTGAAAGCTCTATATTTTTTGTAATCAATTGGATTTACAACCCAGTTCCAATATGCGGCCACGATTTCACCTTGACTAAATGCCAGTAACATTTTGGTGTCTTCCGGCATTCGATCACTACAGCTTATCCAACCATCCGGAGTTACCGGAGATTTGCCATTTACATCGAAGTTTGGCTCTGCGTCCTGAACCAGGAGGATGTAACCATTCTTGGCAGTATCAAGTTCTGACGCCTCGGTGACGGTGCCGAAATAGCGATTACCTAAATCAGCATCACAAGTACTTACATCAATGGAAACTTCCATGCCTTCGATTAATTCTGGCAAGTTGTAAGCTTGGCTTACAGGTTCGGCTTCCAGTTCTGCAATGCGCTTTTTTGCTGTTTCCAGCTCGCCCAGCAGCGCCAAGACGGTAGCCGGATTGGCTGCAGCGATGAATTCAGCATTGGCCTGCTGTTCCATTTGGAAATCTTCATCGAAACCGCTTTCAGAATGCGCTCCTTCAATTCTGCAAATGGGAATATATCCAGCAGCCTCGCGATGAATTAGCGCATCATCACCATCAAATCGGCTCTCTCCATATTCGAGCGACCACTCACCACACGTTGCTTTTTCTGCCGCCTCACGCAGTGCCTGATAGTTAATTTCGCTCACTGGTTGCCTCCTTTGCGAAGCTCTGCAGCGAAATATACAGCTGCGGAAACAATAGCTGCATGTCGGTATTCACCATCAGAAAATAAAGAATCTCCCTTAAGTGCATTGACGATACTCTGATGATTTTTTGCCAGCATCTCCACGCCCTGCGCCCGTACTTCAGCCAGAAAAGCATCGGTGGCTGGCATATTTCCTGTTGCCTTCATGGCCTCCAAAATAACCAGAACGCCATCTCGCCCAACCACCTCAGCGATAACCTCGGTGTTGTCGCCAACAACATCGCAGAATGCCTGAACTGCCTTACGAGCCAGCTCATTCTCCGCCGCAAGCGCCGAAAACTTCTCGTGTGCCAACTTAACAACTGCATCAGCCTGCTTAATTGACTCAATCGCTCTCTGCTGGTCTTCGGACAGAGCCGAAATCTTGGCCTCCGCTTCAGCAAATTTACGCACCAGATATTCAGCGTTTGTTTCGTTAACCTTTAAATCTCGTGGGATGCATTTACCTTTCAGAAATCCATCCATCTCAATTAGTGACATTTGTTTCATTTCTTCCCACTCCGCCACATCGCATTCAGATATTTGTTGTCATTAACAGAACCGAAACTCTTTCTCTTAAGCAATTCCTCTCTCGATGGCATTGGCTTTACGCGTTGGCGAATAATCATTTCTGCCGGAAGAATGCCGGGATTGTATGCAAGTCCTCTCATGATTTACTCTCCACGAACTGGTCAATAGCCATGCTAAGTGACATACCTAAAGTTTCGATATGCTGCTGAATATCCTGTAGCGTCTGCGCCTGAGATAACAGGATTTCACGGTTACATAACTCTTTAACCAGATGCTCAAACTTGCTGTAATAACCGATACGGCTTAGTGTTTCTTTCCCTGCATTCTCACCTTCTTTGATAATTCCTCTTTCGCTAAGAATCAGGTCGTGTTTGGTTCCGGTAATAACGTATTTTCCGAGGTCGATGTTCAGCTTCATTGTTTTCATTGTTAATTCCTCAGTCATTACTGATAGCGCCATAGCGTGAGCGGTAATTACGCAGGCGCGGGTCAATTTCAGGGAAGTGGGTATATGTGGCTTTGCGGAATGGTCGGATTGATGTCTGGTAAATTCGCTCGCGTTCTTCTTTCTCTGCGAGCCATATACAATGGCGAAATTCCTTTTCCTCTTTCGTTTCCTGCGGTAGCGACATTATCCGGTCGTAGTTTTTTCTGAATTTATCCAGCACCTCCGATACGGAATTGCCGGAACAGCGGCGCGGGTCATCCGCACTATACAGAGGCGCTGGCATTGGTGCTGGTATCGGATTGCTTGGCTCGTTGTTTTAAGGGGTAATCATGGCTACTTGGCAAGGAACAAACGGCGGATTGTTGGCTGGTATCGGCGGCGTCAACTCAAACGCTCCGAGCGTAAATGACATCGGCAATACGCTTCAGCTTATCAGGCAGAACAATGATATTGAGCGTTCAGGCGCTAACAATGTTGGACTGACGGCCTTGCAAGGTCTTTCAGGTATTGCGGGTGTTTTTCAGCAGGAAAAGCAGGCTCAGCGGCAGAAAGAATTTCAGCAGGCATACGCTAATGCTTATGCGTCTGGTGATCGCGGTGCTTTGCGTCAGTTGGCTACTCAATATCCAGACCAGATTGAATCCGTTCGTAAAGGCATGGGATTCATTGATGAAGACCAGCGTAATTCTATCGGTACATTAGCGGCTGGCGCTCGTCTTGCGGCATCGTCTCCAGAAGCAATGCAATCATGGCTGCAAAATAACGCCAAGGAACTGACTCGCGTCGGTGTTGACCCTAATAACGTTGCTCAGATGTATCAGCAGAATCCTTCAGGATTTGGTGAGTTTGTTGATCACCTTGGAATGGCTGCTCTTGGTCCGATTGATTACTTCAATGTTCAGGACAAGATGGCTGGTCGTGAGATTGATCGCGGAAAACTTGCAGAGACAATCCGCAGCAATCAGGCTGGTGAAGCACTTCAGGCGAGAGGGCAAAACCTTTCCTATCAGTCAGCAATGACTGGGCACAATATCGCAGCACAACGCTTGGCCCTGGATCAGCAAGAGTTCGGGTTTAAGATGCAGCAAGCGCAGGAAAAGGCTCAGCAGTTGATTAGCGAAGCACCTAAGCTGTCAGTAAACATGGAAAAAGGCATCGAGACGGCTGTAAACAATGCCACAGCATCATCAAACTCAGCCAATTCCATGAGTGCGCTTGCTCAACAGTTCAGAGCAGAAAAACCAACGACAGGTTTGTTCGGTAACGCACAGAACATGTTCGCAAAACTTACCGGAAGCGATACGACATTGCGTGATTTGCGCATTCGCCAAAATGCCCTTGTTAACAGTCAGGTTCTTAAATTCCTACCTCCCGGCCCAGCAACGGATAAAGACGTTGAGATCGTTCGACAGGGTGCGCCAACTGACATGGATAACCCTGAGACGGTCGCAAGATGGCTTGATGCAATGGCAAACCTTGAGCGACGAAACGCGCAGTTTAATGAGTTTAAAGCTGAGTGGATGAGCGCGAATGGCAACCCTGGACAATCGCGTAATGGCGGTCAGATATTGGGGTTGGATGTTAAAAAAGGTGAATCATTGGGGAGTGCCGTTAAGCGGTATATGTCATTGAATACTGACGCAGCGCCAGCACAAGATTCGATACCTTCAGGAGAACCACGGAATCAGGTTGGATCATATACCTCAAAATCAGGCATTCAATTTACGGTGGAATGATGAAAGTAACTGCAAACGGTAAGACATTTACCTTCCCTGATGGTACGAGCACGGAAGATATTGGATCTGCCATTGATGAGTATTTTGCTGGACAGTCTGTTCAGCAACAAACTGTCAGCCAGGATAGCAATGAACCAGCACGTGAAGAACCATCATTGATGCAACAAGCTGGCGATTGGCTCACTGGTGGTCAAAGTGCAGGGCAAATTGCTGAACAGGCTGGTCGTGGTCTGGTAAACATACCATTTGACGTATTGCAGGGTGGTGCAAGTCTGATTAATGCAATCAGCCAGGGGCTTGGTGGCCCAAAGGTTTTGGATGATGTTTATCGTCCAGTAGATCGACCAACAGACCCTTATGCGCAAGCTGGAGAAACAATTGGCGGGGATTTAGTTCCAGGAGCTGGAACGGCAGGAAGCATGGCTATTGGATCACTGGCAGAGGCCGCAAATCAGAAAGGCGATTTCGCACAAAATGCAGCCAAAAATGCCGGAGTTAACCTTGCCGCTCAGGGTGTTCTTTCCGCAGCAGCAAAGGGAATAGAGCGTGGAATAACGGCTATAAAAGGTGATATTGCGCCAGAAGTGGCGAAGAAAATTGCCACATCAGAATCGATGGGCGTGACACCAATGACATCTGATGTTATCCCGCCGAAAAATGCTTTCACTCGTGGCCTTACTCAGGATGCCGAGGGTGCTTTGCTCGGGACAGGCTCAAAGCGAGCGGAGCAATATGCAACGCGTAGTAAACTGGTAAGCAATTATTTTGACCGTTTTGGTGAGTATAACCCTGATGATGTGGTGAAATCTCTGACCACCACGTTAAGGGGGAGGAAGGATGCCGCTGGCGCTGTTATCAATGACGTCACCAATAAAATGGGTAATGCCGCAGTTGATACCACAAATACCATGAATGCTCTGAATACAGCGATCGCAAGACAGGAACGGCTTGGGACGTCTGCCAATCAAAGCCTGCTTACATCCTTGCGTAACCTACGTGAAGAATTAGCAAACCCTGCAACTGATTTGGATGTTACGTTTGATCTCTTGCGTCAGCACAGAACAGCATTTAGATCTAATGTTCAGGGAGATGCTATGGTCTTCCCCAACCAGGCAAAAGCAGCTACCAATATGGTAGAGAATGCAATGTCAAAAGACCTTCGTAACGCAGTTGCTAAAAACCTCGGTGCATCAGACGCAGCAAAATACCTTAAAGCAAATTCCGATTATGCAAACGTTTATAATAAGGTGCTTAATAAAAACATTGCTAACAAGCTCAACAAGGCAAGCAGTGAAGCCAGTCCTGAACTTATAAATACCGTTGTATTAAGCAGAAAACCATCTGACGTGAAACGAATCTGGAGCGCACTGGATGATAAAGGGAAAGATGCTATGCGTGCAGCTTACGTCAGCAAAATAGCGGAAAAGGCCGGTGACTCTCCAGCCAAGTTCATCACTGAAGTTAATAAGCTGAAATCTCAGTCAGGCGGTGAAATTTACAACACTATTTTTTCTGGAAAGCACATGAAAGAGCTTGATGCTCTTCATGAAGTTCTACAGCAAACAGCAAGGTCAGACACCGCAAATGTAGTAACTCAGACGGGGCAATCGCAAGCCAACAGGATAAGGACGATTGGCGCAACTGCGACCCTTGGCGTATCAATGGGGCTTGAGGCTGGTTTTGGTGCAATGATGCGCTTGTATGAGTCCAAAGCAGCAAGGAATGCTCTCTTACGCCTGGCAAACACTAAAACTGGAACGCCAGCTTATGAAAGAGCGCTAAATAATGCTGCAAATGCGATACGCCCTATACTTTCAAGCCAAATTACAGCAGAACAGCAATAAAAGATAAGATATAACTACCTGATATTACTGCTACTGTTGCATGTTACCGTGTTTCCAAATCCTGAATTGCAGTTTGTATATGTGTCAACGCGTGTTGGGTAAGGTTGAGTTATAACAGGCTGGCGCGCTTTTTGCTCGATCGCTTGCATTGTGTTTACAGCCTGATAATTCAATAAAGCCTGCTGGAATGCTTGGCTTTGCGCTATTTGTTGGGCTTGCTCTTGGCTTTGTAATTGAACATAAAGATTTTGAAGCTCAAGTCTTGCCTGTGCGTCACTTATCTTACCTTCATCAACACCTTGCCCGAGCATCTTTGCGGCAAGGACATACAGCTTAGGTGTTGGTGCAGACGCCATGCGTGAGTCGTTCTTCACACTGGCATCAAGGCAATTAGCCATATCGCTAAGCTTTTGATAGCGTTGTTCGCAACTTGCTTGATAGTCACTTACTTTTGCGCATCCAACCAGAAGAAGCGGGATAATTAACAGTGATTTTTTCATATGGTTAACTCTCCTTAGTTTTTCACAGGATATCATGAAGGCAATGCCATTTTAGCCGGAAACTAGATTTCTATGTTTCCTTTTTATTATTGCTATACATGGTCTTAAGCGTTTCAAAAACCATTTTCTTAACCATATCAGATTGTTGTTCTGCCATACGCTCTGCATCGTCAATGTAAACTGATGCAGAGCTTTGTTTAGCCAATGATTCTTCAATCGCTGCAATTATCTCTGAGTTCAGCGACCTGTTATTCATCTTCGCGCGCTGTTTAATTTTCGCGTGGAGTTCATGCGGAAGTCTCAAGTGAAACTGCGCCTCGTCGTATTTGCTGTACATCCTTGATGCCTCACCAGTTGGGTGGAATGGCATCGTAACCTACTGGATAAATACTCAATAGTACCATTTCTGTATGCAATCACATCATGGTTGCATCATATCATTCGTCTGGAGCAATGAAATGTCAGATATCACCGCAAATGTTGTGGTAAGCATGCCTTCTCAACTCTTCACTATGGCTCGTTCTTTTTAAGCTGTAGCCAATGGCAAAATTTATATCGGTAAAATTGACACTGACCCGGTAAATCCTGAAAACCAGATTCAGGTTTATGTGGAGAACGAAGACGGCTCTCACGTTCCTGTATCGCAGCCAATCATCATTAACGCTGCCGGATATCCTGTATATAACGGACAGATTGCCAAATTCGTAACTGTGCAAGGCCATTCTATGGCTGTTTATGATGCATATGGGGCGCAGCAGTTCTATTTTCCTAATGCGTTGAAGTGTTCCCCTGACCAGGGAATTATCAGGTTAAAAGAAGAAATTGCGAAAGATGATGGAGAGAAATATATCGGAATATGCCCTGACGTTTCTACACTCAGAACAATTGAGCCATCATTCGTCGGGCAAAATATAACTGTTCGTGGATACTACTCTGACACACCCGGGCTTGGGGGAGGAACGTTTATAGCCTTTTCCAGTTCTGAAGCTGACGATGGTGTGAATATTTTTGTTACCCCTGGCGGTAAGCGATGGAAGAGAGCAGGAAGCCACATCGATATTCCGGTAGAGAACGGTGGCATGATGACATCATGTACGGCTGAGCAAAACAGTGAAGCCTTTGAACGCCTGACTGCATGCCTTCCATATGAAGGAGGTACGCTCAGACTCAATGGATTTTACGGTATTAAGTATGGCGCTATCGTGCCTCCACGTGTCACGCTGGAGGGGTGCGGTATGGATTCCTGTGGATTAATTAAAACAGGTAACGATATTAAAACCGTTCCGGATCGCATGTGGCAGGGTGTACCACACAGCTTCTCCAAAGACTTTATTGTTGCGGTAGATATGGATAGTGACACATCAGGTGATTTAAGCGGGACACAAACAAGAAGCACCAGAATAATTGGATTGAGTATTCTAAATACTGCGCCCAATCCTTGTGATTACGGGATATATAGCGCTATCAGTTACAATGTGCGCCTTCAGGACCTGTATATTCATAGGGTGAAAACCGGTTATCGCACTAGTGATAGTTGGTTGCAGACATGGGAAAACATTACTATTCAGGATGTCGTTACTGGAGTTAAAATCGAAGCAGGTGGAACCACATATAATTTAAACAATATTTATGTGAAAACATGTTCAGGTGTTGCATATGATTTTAATAACATTACATATAGCAGCCTGACTTGTTTGGCTGCTGACTTCGTTAATGGTACTGGCTATAAATTTAAAGATTGTACTGGAGTGAATCTATCTGGATGCGGAAGCGAAGAAGGCACTGGTAAAATATTTGATATAAATGGTAGTCGAATTAACGTAACTGCATTTAGAGGGGTTAATCATCATGATGGAGGAGTTGAAGCTGTATCTCTGGAATCGTGTTTCATCTCATTGGTTTCATCTCATTTTTCTAGTTACTCTGGAGTCTCATCTAGCAAATACATATATCTTAATAATGCAACTGCAAATTTTAATGGTACGGTAATTCCCGACAACACCACTGATTCTATTAGATGGGGTAGTGCGCAGAGCAGGATCAACAAGGTTGATTCAGGCGGCACCTATAGTATAACCGGAAACTCATCATGGACTGCATTATGCAGACTTGAGTCAGGATATATAACGGTTCTATCAGTATCACCACCCACGGGAGATACAACTAATTTCCCGTTTGGCACCAAGTGGGAATTGCTTGGTCAGGTTTATACCGGACCGTGGAAGTGGACATACGTATCAACTGGTGAATGGAAGGTATCCGCAACTACCACGTAAAAAAAAGGGGCTTTCAGCCCCTTTTTATCTAATATCTGAATTTGTTTGATATCTTTTTCCCAATATCCATTGCTGGTTTTTCTATCGCAATAAATGATATCAGTCCAGCAATAAGTGATAGTGCTATGCATAAAACTTGATTTAAGTACAGGTTTATATCAGGTAATAACCTGAATGTTATCTGCTGTATTAAAAAGCCCCACAAGTAAACGCCATATGACACATCATGTTTTATTCTTACTGATTTTATTATTTTTGTTGTTGATAAATACACGAAAAATGTACATGCGCAAAAGTAAAAAAGCATATGCTTGAGTGTTGGGTCTGACACAAAATTATATAATATTGCAAATCCTATTGGTGCATGTGGTGAAATGTATATTTTGTCCTTGTTTATAGCATACAATGCGCCAAGAGCAAAGCATGGAGCCATTAAAAACACATCTGCATTATCGTTATTTATAAAAATTAATTTGTTCCATCCCAATACTGGAAGCGCTATTATTGATAAGCATATGATGCTAGGTATTATTCTTCCTCTGCTCTGAGTTATCATGTAGCATGCTAGGAGCACGACATAAGATGCAACTTCATATGGTATTGTCCATAAGGAACCATTAACTGATCTTTTATATATATTTTCCTCAAAAACACCAGGAAGAAAAAATTGCATATCCAAATATGAGCTTTTAAATAGATAGCTGTACGTCAGTGTATCTTTTAAATAAGATGTCATTGAGTGCGTTGTAAGTAATGGTCCAACAATGAATGTCGCGAATAATAAAACAAAAATGAATGCGGGGAATATTCTAAAAAATCTAGATGAAATAAAGTGTGGTATGTTGCGCGTTGTTAATAAACTATTAGTTACAAGCATTCCACTAATAAAGAAAAATATTTTTACAGCAATGGAACCAGTATATGTAAATGTGAAAACAGACTGAACCGGCTCCTGGGCTCCATCAGAATTTGCAAGATAATATGAATGGGCAAATATTACAGAAATTGCACAAAAAATACGTATTAAGTCAAGGTTATTGTTATCCCTTTTTAGCGCATCTTTGACCAACATAAAAATCACCTAACTGTTTATTTTGAAGAGCATTGTATCATCAGATAGCCGCACTTTCACTCCCATCAGATCACCGTCAGAAATTATCATAAGCGCCAGTTCATCATGTGCAATTGCGTGCAAACAAAATATTCACTGCAGAGAGATTAAGTAGATTGATTCTACTGGGTTGGCATGAGACAAAACTGAGACACAGAAAGCTTTGCACTGGATTGCAAGGCTTTGTGCTCTCCTGTGGATGTGTGTCTACATGTTTGAAGATTGTTGTGCCGTATTTGTGACATACGCATGACAACATCATGCATCAACTTTCTGTTTGTGCCATCAACTATAGCTTAGTGAATGCGGTTAATGCTTGCTAAAACAGATAGTTATGATTGGTGCTACAGATTCGTAATGCGAAGGTCGTAGGTTCGACTCCTATTATCGGCACCATCAAGAAAATCAATAACTTAGCTTAACTTCTCTAAGAAATTGTATCTTCTGTTATCACTTACAAACGCCTATACGTTGTTATGGGCTTTGGTAGTGTAACACGTATGGGCGAGTAGTTCCCAGGCTCAACCTCGTAACAAGTTCCTTTGAAGCTGGAAGACGTGCCACCGTCTCTAAACCTTCTACCAAAACTCTTAGCAAGATGTTCCACACCTGGCGCGGTGTCCAATGATGCTACACGTCGTGAGACGTTGCAGAGGATAAACAGGCTAAATGATGGGAAGAGTTTTAAGTGCAATAGTGGATCAAAGCCCACCTCTTCAAAACCTAACTTGATCGGGAAAGAATCAAGCTCTAGCACGGTTTCGTCCACCGGAGTACAACGGGTGCCTGATAAGAGAAGAACTGCTAAGACTTCATAGCTTTTGTGAAAAAGCCCTTTTTAGTGGATACGCCTACGGCGCTTATTTTTTGGTATAACCATCAAAGGCGCTTTATGGCTCCTATTGTCTTGAAAATGTATCTTTACTTGTATTGTGTTTTATGCGTAGTCTCCCTGTGTAGTATGTAACTTGTTAATTTTCATATGAATACAGAGGCAACACGATGAAAAACATTGCAGCTATAAAACGTAATAACCGCAAGATTCACGCTCGTAAGTTCCTGTCTACGCCAGAAGGAAAAGCCTGGCTAGAGCGTAAACAGAGAGAGAACGAAGAAAGAAAACTCCTTAGTGAGTTGAAATGGCTTAAGGATTGAATCACCAGTAGGCGCATAACACATCCAGCGATCAAAGATGTGTTTATGCGCCTGATAGTGAAATTATTAAAGTTTTTTAGTTAATGTAGCCATTGCATGAACGATGATCGCTAGTGAATCGATTTTATCTCGAGGGGTAAAATAGATGAGGTATATGATGGTAACAATTACAGCTAAAGTAATTGTGGTTCTGCAGGTTTTTAAAATGGATAAGATAAAGCGCATAGATACCCCCTATTGATTTAACAACAATAAGGTATCATTTATTTTTTATTGCATGCAATGTGCAAATTTTCACATATAATAGCTTACTATTCACTTTGCATGGTGTCAACAAGATGATGTGTTGTTTTGTTTGATTTGTTCAAGATAATATTTCATTTTCTCATCTATATAACTTGTGTTTTAGATAATTTCACTAATTGTAAAAGTTACGTATTGCTTAATAGCTGCCTTTTTATCTGAAATCGGCGCAAACGTGATCAATGTTTAACGCGAAGATCAGCGGCGTCAGGTCCACGCAGCGACAATTCTCAAATATCAGGAGGCATTACGCTTCCTGCTCTTTCTTGATACGTTGCACCGTCTGTGTGCTGACACTGAAATCTTTTGCTACGCTCCGAATTGATCCACCATTCGCGAGAGCGGCAACAATTCCCGCTCGATCAATTGCTTTTCCATTACCACGTTTTGCTATACGTCCAGCGGCCTTAGCTGCGGCGATCCCCTCACGTTGCCGCTCAAGCATCATTTCACGTTCCATTTGTGCCACTGCTGCAAGCACTGTGAGCATCATATTCCCTGCGGGAGAGTTCTTCCCTGTCTTAAAGTCTTCTTTATGGAAATGCACAGACACGCCGCGCTCTGTTAATTGCTCAACCGTTGCCAGAAGGTCGGCTGTATTACGGCAAAGGCGATCAATACTGTGAACATGCACAACATCACCTTCCCGCACATAGTTCATCATTGCCTCAAACTGTGGGCGCTGAGTGTTCTTGCCTGACGCTTTATCTTCAAAGACTTTATCAAGAGTTACTCCAGCTAATTGACGGTCTGTGTTTTGTTGCACAGTCGATACCCTAATGTATCCAATATTAGCCATTTTCATTTTCCTTCTGTGTTGATTTGTGTGTAGTGATTATTGATCGTGTTGATTAGGTGTGTAAAGGACTTTTTTCACTACGAAATTCGAAGGTTTTTAGTGTGGTGATTTAGCCTGCTTTATCACTACACGTCTTGCATGAGAATCATGTAGTTACATTTTGGTAAAATTAGCAAGCTATTAAATAGTGTGTTTATTTTGAAAAAATAATTTTTTGTTGCATTAAAGGAAACTTGTTCGACAAATAATAGATTGATTTTTAATCAACAATTTCTGATAGTGCTCTGTAAGCCGTATTACACAAGGCTTTGCGAAAGTGATGTAAAAGTGAAGAAAGCTAACATTGCACTTTTTAAGCTACTTTTCATTGGATTTTTACGTAGGAATTACACAGGGATTAATCATCAATTACATTGAATTTAAGCCTGTTTTAGATGTTTAATTTTGGTAGCAAGAAACACTTTTAGAAGATCATTGCACAGATGTTATGTGATAAATGGATGTAACGGTAGGTCACTGTGAACTACCCCCACAGAATTCTGTTATCCTTAACTTTTAAAGAAATATGCACCCTAACAGAAAACTGTTACCCCAACCCTAACAGAATTATGTTAGATACCCCCACAGAAAACTGTTAGCCACCCCTACAGAATTTTGTTACCTATTAGATCAACTATCAAACTACAATTAAATTATCTTTTATAAATTCTTTTATCTTTAAAGAATAATTAAGTGATACCCGTTAGGGAGTCTTCGACTATCCCTTAATCTATTGGCATTCGCCAGAACCTTGCACAAGTTAGAGTGTTAGTCGTTAGACTGCTTGTCATAACACATAGTTTTTGTTTGTTGATGTTAGTTAGTAGATCTATGTTCGCTAATGCCGCTCACAACGAATATGTAATCTACTATGTGCAAATAGCCTACGGCTTGCGTAAGGCTAAATAGTCTATGCGCTGTGCGCTTCAATAGTTCCATTGATGAGGCTTACGCCAATCTAACGATCATCAATCATCTAAAATAAATTTCTTGTGCAATGTTCTGGCGAATGCAATTAGAGTAGCGTTACCCCTTTGGGGATGCTAACGCATAACTATAGATCAACCATCAAACAGACAAAAAAGAAAAATATGGTTTAAAGATGTTAGGTAGTAGATGAGATTCTACCGCTTAAATCAAGCCGTAGGCGAGCTAAACAGCCTCTACATAAGGGAATGTATTGTATTTATCAAAACCTCGTCAGAGGGCGTTTTAGAGCGTTTTAGAGAATAAGGAAGAATAGGAGCACTCTTAAGAGCACGAATTGCTAAGAAAAATTATAACACACTGAAAATGATCAATATTTTTATGGCTAGGGGTTGACAAAAGCTTTTAGTCGTGGTAAAGTAATATTAGGGACAGAAAACATTCTTATCCTCTAAGTAATTAAACCAATGCACCGCACTTTGAAGCCCAACAAGGCTTGCAAGGTGTTTTTTCTTTTAACCAAATAGAATAAGGAGGCTAATTAATGAAATATTTTACTCCACAGGATGTAGTTGAAGCCTGGAAACGTGGTGAGATTAATCGTTTTAAAGTAAGGATGAACAGGAACACAGCGCGACGCTGTGGTTATCCAGAGCGTGAAAAATGCTTTGACGATGCACTAAAAATTATTGATGAACTGCGTAAGGCAGAGAAAGAATAATAACAGGAGAAGGAGAAAACTATGAGCGAAACTACAGAAAAGAAAAGACAACCACGCACTTGCTTTCATATTCCTGATGAAGTATTTCAGGTGTTGTTTAAAGAAGCCAGAAGTAAACGTATCACTGTTACAGATTACATTCTTGATATGTTGAAAAGAGAGGCTGAAACACTCTCAAACAAAAGCAAGTGATTTTTATCACCATAGTAGCGCCGTAGAGCGTGATTACATCAAGGAGATTTTTAATGATTAATGAAGAACAATTTGTAAAAGTTCCTATGTGGATTCTAAAAATAAGCCAAGTAAACGGACATAAATTTACAGATAGTGCTAAAAACCTTTACTGCTATCTGAGAGGGTTTGATCGTGCATTTCCCTCTTACGCTAAGATAGGCGATGTTTTTGGCATAACACCAAGAGCAGCAGAAGAAAGGGTTAAGAAATTGCTCGAAATGGGATTAATTATAAAAGATGCACGACCAGGAAGCTCTAACCTTTATCGAGTGCTTGATATTCCAAAAGGAGAATCATCACTACCTGATCCTTCTGAGAAAGAAGACGAATCTAATGAAATATTGAATGTTTCCGAAATCATCGTTGAAGAAGAAACACAAGAGCCAGAGTTCCCTGAGCGGCCCGAAATTTTTACTTGGCTTCTTTCCCTTGATAAGAAGAAACCACCGCACGAAGAAACAGAAGATTTTGTAAAACGAGCATTAGATTCAAAGAATATCTATCTTTGTGAAAATGATTTTGACTCTTTGATAATTGATCTCAAAAGTGAGAGCACAATATATGATTCACTACCCTTCTAAGGAGAATAAATGACTTATAACATCACTATAGGAAACAAAACTATTGAAATAACTGAAAGCGGATACAACATTTTAAAAGCTATTTTGGACATAGAGTTTTCACCACCGACAGTGGTTAGCTTTTGTAGTTTAGGCGGCTACAGCGCACAACACGTAAATCATTTTACATCGTTCGGTGTGCTGGATTATGAAGGGATTAACAGCACTACATTTCGTCTTTTGAAATTAAACAAAGATTTTGAATTGTTTCTCACAAACAATCAATAACAACAGATCGGGCAATACATATGGCAAATGCATTTATGGCGATATTCATCGTAACAATGGCGTCCAGTTTTTATAATCCACATAAAAAGAGGGAAAAATGGGAAGAAAGAAAAAGAACAACTTAAAACGTATTGAAAAAAACAGTAATTTCAATTCAAAAAGACAACGTCCACCGACACACACCAATAACGAAATTCCAGGGGAAGAGATAATCTTTATTCTTGAAACAGAATCCCCTGAATTAAGTGATGAAGAATTAGAAATAATCCAATCAATGCCAGGCGTTTACTTTCGCCCAAGAACAAGAAAACAAACTATCATTTCTGATGGCACTCTGAAACGTTGGCAGCTTTTAGGGTTTAGCTCCTATCATCATTTTTTGGGATTTAACGCTTTCAATAATTGTGTAGGTGGTGCATCGGAAGTCGATCTGATGGCTCATTTAGAAGATACATTAGCTTCTAACAAACGTTCTAACTAATAAAATGATGGGTGTATGTATAAGCGCCCAATGAAAATATTCAAAAAAGGAAAAATAATGATTGGCTATATTCAAGAAACACAATTATTTCAGATGATCCTGTCTGATGCAAAAAACTATGCAGAGTTAATTCGGCTGGCAAAAGAAACAGAAGACTACGAAGCATTAGAGCGTTACCGTGATGAAGTGCTGACGCTCAAGACACCTTTTAACATCGTATTGAATATGATTAATGATGCATTACAAGGAGAATACGCATAATGGAAGAAGATATTAGCAATGCAATGGAACAACTTTTAGAACTGACTATCTCACTACAAACAAGAATAAATCAAGCCTATTCAGATTTATGCGATTACACGCTCTCTCAATGCGTTATTAGCTTAATGAAGGTGAATGTAAGCCTTGACGATTTTATCTCTCTTGGGAGCGATTTAGAGCTATCAGAGGACGATGCAAAACAGTGTAATCAAATCATCACAGACATCGCCACCACGTTAAAGGTTGCAAGTGAAGAGATTCAGCAATTAGTAGATGATTTAGCAAAAAGTGCTATTTTCTCTAAATGATAATGAAAATTATTTGCATTTATAATGATTTTGTTATATAATAATTTTAGGGGTAGATAAAAAGATTTTAGTTGGTGTTAATCCTTCTACTGTCATAAATCCCTGCATATGGAAGGTGATAGCCTCAAAGGTTGAGTGGCATTAACCTCTAACAAATATTACCTTCCATCTCTCAAGAAGTTTTAGAATAATCATAACTCCCTCTTTGATTGTTGATTGTTTCTACGTTGTGTTGATGAATGTTGTTAGGCATTGTGCTTAATTTTGATAAAAGCGGGTAGGTGTTATCTCCTTGCCCTTCCCGCTCTTATTTTTCATCTATGCTTATCCTAAAGCTCCTTATTTTGTCAGAAAACATTAAAGAGCCTTACACTGATAGTTATATTTTATAACTATTTACTAACATCATTAAACTATTATTTAATGACAGAAGTTAGTAACAGAATAATCTATTAAGTTGTTGTCAAAAACAATCATCTGCATAGCGTTAGCCGCAAGCAGAGAGAGTTTAGCTAAGAATGGTGCAATAAACTTTGGAAATATTGATAGCAAAACGGGTTTTATAGAATGCGGATCTATAAGCTTTGGTTGTAAAAACGATTTTCTGAAACGGTAGATTACTGTTGGTGTAGTTAATCATTATTAAAAATTTAATCTGTGAGTAGATTGGAATAGTGATTCCTTAAAATCTGACTGGTGCATCCACACCATGAAAGATAGCGGTTGGCCACCGCGCCCCGAATAGATATTCCTGATTGATTCCGCATGTTTTCCTAAGAGCATGTTTTCAGGAGTATCTATTCACCCTTTAAGCATATCATCAAGTATATTTAAAAAGTGTATTTGCTGATATGTTTAATCCTCTTATAGTTTAACTTATCAATTATGTAATTGCCCGCACGTTAAAGCCCCTTTGCTGGTCAGAATTAACCTCTTACGGCATTGGGGCTTTTTATTTGTCTGGCACTAACAGGAACATTATTTATGAAACAAGAAATGATTATCAGCAAAGACGGGGAAACGATGATTGTTAGTGATGAAAACCTCATTAAGGTTGCCGCACTGTTGGGAGTTACTCCCGAAAGTCTTCGTTCTACCACTGCTCAATTATTTAAATCGGCTGATGCGGTTAGTCTTGCTGATGCCCTTAAATCTAAAATTAAACAACTGAAAGGAAAATAATCTTATGGCTAACCCATATGGAAAATTAAAAGCAGTGAATGCGGATAACTCCCGTTCACGCTGTAAGGTAGTAGCTTACGCTGCTGATCCAGTGCTGCAAGATCGCCTCGTCAAACTGGCTTCACCTCTCACTGACGATCTTATTGTCGGGGCTTTGCTGAAAGCCGATGGCACCAAAGCAACAACCGCATCTGATATTGCTCACGTAGTAGTTGAACCGGCTTATGAAGGACAGGAAAGCGTAGTGGTTGCACATCCTACTTTCGTTATTCTGGCTGAAGATGGGATTGAATTTAACAGCATGGAAAAGGCAAGTGTTATTGCAAAACTGCAATCTCTCGGCTTTGTAATTGCTGGTTATGAAGAACTTGCGATCCCTACGACTTAACAAGGAAAATAATAATGAATGATTTATCAACATATTTTGGCGTTAATACTGCGGTAGTAACTCCATTTGCTTATGAGAATGCACTTAATACCCTGATTACTAATCTCGATCTGTTCGATGTGCAATATCATACAGAAAACAGCATTCTTCTTACCGACCTGATTGATCAGTTTGTGCAGGTAGCTGGGGAAACCTCGCCTTACGCTCAAAGCGACTGGAACGCCTCTAAACGTCAGGAATGGTCAAACAAACTTTTCCAGATGAAACACGTCGGCAGTATTAACGCTGTTACTTCTCGTGACCTGGAACAATACAGCCGCCAATATCCAAACCGTTCTGATGCTATGCTGGTAGCGGTTAATGATTTCTCTGAGGCTCATTACCGTTCACACGCAAACCGTGTTGAAGTGGATCTGATTACCGCGCTGCTGGGCCTGAAAGTTGAATCTGAATATGCCGGACAAGGTGATCTCGACTTCCTCGACGGTCAGGCTAAAACCACGGTACCCGCTATCGACTTTGCATCGACTACTGTTAACCCGTTCCTTGCTATTCGTAAAGCGGTGCGCTTACAGAGTGAAAAGCTGGGGTCTGGTCTTGCTGCAAAGCGAACTGGTGTAATTATCTTTGCTGCTGGCACTGCTGCTGATGGTTTGTCATCTAACCCGCTGATCAGTGACATGGTGAAATATGCAGGCGATGCGAGTGCTACGGCCCTGTTTACCCGTATGGTTGATTCTAACCCAGCCTATGACTCTTTCCAGATTGGTGGGATCACTGTTATTGATGTGTCAATGTTTCCTGAGATTGTTGCTCACATCGGAGAGAACGGTTTCGCAATTGTTCCGGTAATGGATAAAGCGGCACAGTGTTACCAGCTTCATAGCGGCGTTGGTGTGCGTCATGCTGAGTTAGGTCAAGATGCCGTGTTGCATCACCAATATCTAATCAAGGATGAATTCCAATTCCCATCTGTGGTTACTGAGACATCTTATCTGCCAGTAAACAACATTCCGCAAGCTATCATCTTCGGATCTGCTGCGTAATAAAGCGTTAATAGACGATTCCCCATCGGGGCAATAAGGGTAAAGGGATTAACTAACCTGTAGGCGCAAATACAGTAACGAATCTCTTTGCCCTTTTTGTTTTTCTACTGTCTACAAACCCAAATAAAAATATATATGTGAGAGAAAACCAATGAATACAGAAAACCCACAATCCTTTATTCTTAAAGCTGTAAAAGAACTGGCAGCTATTAGCGAGGAATCAGTTATAAACACATCGGCGCTTTGCCGCCTTTTAGAAATTGATGCAAATAATGTGCGCCAGCGTGTCTTTCAGACTGGGTGCAGCACTTTCGAAGCAATTCAATACTATTGCTCTAAAAAACAATAATAAACAACAATCATAATACAGGGAAACAATTAGCATGTTAGAACTTAACGTCAGCCGCTTATCAAACGTTGTCACCTTCCAGGTTGATCGACCATCATTAGAGAAAGCAAAAGCAGAAGTAGAAAAACTTCGTAAACAAATGGCGGCGGTGAAAGATATAGAATTGCGTGTTAAGACACATAAACAATCAACTTCTAAAGCAAAAAAAGACGTAGACGATATTGCTAAAAAGCAAGCACAGGCAGATAAAGCCAATGCTAAAGCACAATTAGCCGCTCAACGTGTAGTTGCAAGAGAACAAAAAGCCCTGGCAGCACGCAAAGAGAAGGCAGACTTAAAACTGTTAGACGTTGGATCAAGCATTAGTGCATTGCACCGCCTTTCTGTAGCGGAACAATATAAAGCTATTGCACAGGCTAGAGAAATTGCCCTCCAATATGAAAGAGGAGCTATTAGTCTGGCACGTATGAATAGCCAAATGAAACGCCTACAACAGCAACAACGTAAGATTAATGGCAATCGTAACGCTCACGCTAAAGCCTATGCACCTGTTAAGGGTAGCGGGAGTATTGGCGGCGGTGCTGCGGCTGTTATGCTGGGTGGCTTAGGCGCTGGCGCTACGTATATGGCTATGAGCAAAGCCTCTGAATTTGTTACTAACAGCTTTGCGAATGCTGAAACGCTGGGTGAATTGTATAGCCGTGCGAAGCTGGGCGGTGTAGACGTTAACCAGATGAACAATATTGAGCAATGGGCCTACAAAAACGGCGTTGATTCAATGATGGGGGATCAAGGTAAACGTAAGTATCTCGATCAGATGAAAGATGTGCGTGAGCGTGCAACCAAAAGCTATGATGAGGCTGAATATGTAGTCGATAAAAAAACAGGCAAAGGTGAATGGAAGGGCGGCGATAGCGGCATCAATACTTTAATGAATGAAGGATTCTTAACTAAAAAGGATCTAAAAGACTTTGCTGATAATCCGGCTGGTCTGGTTAGTAAAGCAGTTCAGGGAATGGTGAAGAAAGGCTATTCAGATGCACAAATCGGTAGTCGTCTGGAAGATCTGGCTGATGATTTGATGCTCACCTCTAAATACTGGACACGCTCCGCTAAAGAAGTGGAACAATCAGCACGAGAACAACTAGAATCAGGGCGCTGGGTAACACAGGCACAACAGGAAAGCGTTATTAAATTCCGTGAACTGAATAATGCACTTAGTGGGCTTTCTGACTCACAAGGGATCGCCTTTGTTGATGGCTTTATGAAATCTCTTGATCCGAAAGTGATTGAAGAGTTTAAAAAGAGCATGGTTGCAATGCTGCCAATGTTTACCAAATTAGGCGAGGCTATCGGCGGATTGGTTAACGCCGTAATGAAAACAATCAACTGGCTGATGAAAAACGACGAGAAGACGGAAGCTATTCAGAAGAATTTAGGGGATGCACCGCCACTATCTAACGAAGGAATGAAGCAGAATCTTTCTAATCTCACTCCTGATCAATATAAAGGCGCTGGCACCGGAACAACTAAGCCAGATAACAGCAATTCCCTGGTTAACACTATTAAAAGCTGGTTTATGCCAGAAGAAACGGTAGGTGGGGCGCAGGCTGTAAATCAATACAGTCTCGAAGGACAAAACATTGCAAATCTGAAACAGAGTGCAGCACAACAAGCTTTCAAGGCTCCTTCTTACACCTTTGCACCTGTTATTAACTTCAATCCAGAATTACAAGTAAATGCAGAAGTGCCGCTAACTATCGAATCAGACACCGGACGATTGAGCGAATTTATCGACTTCAAATCAAAGGCATCCTCCGCTGAGTTTAGCAAGCTATTAACGCTGGGTGTTATGTCAGGCGGGTCAACCTATTAATCATCACTGTGGGGCTGTTTAGCCCCCTTAAATAAGGATTACAAATTATGGCAATGGGTCCGTTAACCATTGGTCGCCCGACTGAGGCGAAAATCAACAGCACAAGCAACGATAGCAACGGTAGAACAACCAAAGGGGGTAACGGCTTTGCGATCATTACCTCTAATCTCGGCAGTGGTGCAAATGCTGCTTACAATGACTACCAGGCATTATCATTTGATAGCGTGGAATCGACGAAAGTTAGCAGAAATGCGGACGTTACAAGCTATGCCGTCGAATCAGGATCAGAAGTTAGTGATCATGTTCAAATACGGAATAACAAGTTCACATTACAAGGGCGTATCTCTGAAACCGTATTGAAGCTCAATCCTGATATGATTAAGAATGCTGGAATTAACGGCAATCGACGTATGCTTATGCTTGAATACCTAAATCAGTTGATGGACAGTCGCCAACCTTTCCTACTTGTCACTGAGTTAAAAAATTATGACAACGTTGTGTTAGTTGGCATGTCTTACGAAGAAGAAGCAAGCGAAAGCCTATTGTTTACTCTTGATTTTGAGCAAATCCGTCTTGTCTCTAAAGCAACTACAAGCGCAATTGCGGTAAAAACAGCACCAAATAAATCTGTAGGAGGCCAGGTTAAAATGCAGGTAAATACAACAGAACAGAAAAATCAAAAAAGCCCAGGGCAAGACGTTGTAACGCCAGTATTTAAACAATAGCCTTAAACGCCTATGAAACGCTCTGTAACGAGATAATCATAAAAGAGGCATCAGCCTATATTGAAGCCTCTTTATTACGTCTATAGCGTTGTTTTACGCCTTAAATTTGATTTTTTATTGATTGATAAGCCTTTCTCTATTTCAGGGTAGCGTAAAAGCTCAATATATTTTTTAAGCTCTATTGGAGAAGCTGCATTTTTGCTATATGTGCGGAATGTTTCTGTATTGCCGCGTGTATGGCCCAGGAGAAGGGCGATCCTGTCTTCTGGAATTTGATTTCGATCAAGAAGCTGTGCTACTCCGTGTCTCAGAGAATGAAACACTTTCCTTTCTGTTCCCTTTTCCCCTAAAGCCTTTCGTTTAGCTCTTGTAAATCGTTGTGTATGCCACGTAGAGCGTTTACCGTCAGCACGTTCTGTAATGCTGGCGTGATAGAACAAAAAGCCATTGTGAGGCTTTTCACGCAGCGACAACACCAACGGAGTGATAAGGTTATGCACAGGCACAACACGTGCCGCAGCTTTCGTCTTTCCCTGTGTGATTTCAAAACACAGCACACCTTCGATCTCTTTCACATCGTCTATTGTGAGACTTGCTATCTCATTGATCCGCATACCTGTATATAAACCGATAAGACACAAAGCCGTCATTTCTTTGTTTTCTGCTGAATTACCGGAAAATACTTGCAACACCTGCAATAGCTCTTTGTTAGAAAATGCCTCGTAGCTCTCTCTACTTTGTGCCACATCAAGCCTATGCCCTCGCCAGGGGGAGAGCGCCCTTTCTGGCGCATCGTGGTAACGTGATGAAGCTAATTCCCATAGCTGGGCCATTGGACTGATATAATTTGCAATTGATTGTTGTGAAAGAGTTTTTTGCATGTGTTCAATCCAGCCTGTAACAGTGGTGCGGCTTACATCTTGCAATGCAATATCAGGCTTTTTACGGTAGGAGAGAAACATCTCTACCGCTTTTCTTGCCTTAGCTAAAGTGGCTGGCTTCTTCTTCGTGCTGTTAATTGTCAGGTAGATTTCAAGAATTTTAAGCAATGACGGACACGAAGACGCTGTATCTTGCACTCTGGTAGCTGTTTTGGCGTATTTAGCCTTACTGCGTAACAGTTCCAGCGTGTTTTCTATTGTGCTGTTTACAGGGGCAACACTCTCCCGTAAGCAATGGTATTCATCTGCAATCTGATCACGCTTTCTACGTGCAACACGAAGATTACTTGTGTGTAGACTTCTGACAAACGTCCTTTTTCCTTCAAAAAAGGGCTGCATATACACAGGCAGCGTGATCCTTAAATAGTAGTTACCGTAAGAATCACAGATTAAGTATTGGTTAGGCTTGTATCTCATAAAATCTCCGGCTAAAGTGTCGGAGCGTTTGTAATGTGAAAATTGATTGTGACGCATAGAAAATGATGATTTTTCTATAAGATTCAATCAATTAGTAATGGTCGTAGGTGATGGCATTAACACGAGATTAATCGAGTGTTTTACTCCTATTATCGGCACCATTAAAATCAAAGAGTTACCCCATATTTAAATACACCACGTTTCCTCCTGTGCCGTATTTGTGCCATTGTAACCTTGGCAATTCATCAAAATACTGTTCTGACATCAGGCAGTGCAGGTGCAGACATTTAAGCCAATTGCTGCCGCCATTCTTTGACGTAGTCAATCAGGGCGCGGAGCTTTGGTGCAATATTGCGACGCTGTGGGAAATACAGATAGAAGCCCGGAAATTGTGGAAGAAAGTCATCAAGCAGCGATACAAGCTTACCGCTTTCAATATATGGCCTGAAAGTTTCCTGAGTGGCAATTGTTATTCCTCCGCCGGCAAGAGCCAGCCTCAACATCAGACGCAGATCATTAGTCGTAATCTGCGGTTCAATCGCAAGGTCGAAAGTTCTCCCGTTTTCTTCAAATGGCCAGCGATAAGGCGCAACCTCCGGGGACTGCCGCCAGCCGATACACTTATGGGTATTTCCCCCGGAGGCGAGAAAGCGCTCTCCACGCCCGGCCGCAAGGATCAGGACGACGGGGGCAGGCAT